TTCAGCTGCACCGATATAAGCCCATACTGGAATTGTGATAGTGTCACCAGGAACACCTTTAAGTTCTTCGTTTACTTGTGCGAATTGTGTGAATTTTAATGCTTTTGGCAAGCCAGCAGATACCATATCTTGCATAACTTGAGGGTTAATAATATTTGCGAGTTTCGTTTCGTTAGCCATTGTTTAAATGTTCTCCATGTTAAATAATTAGTTAGATAATTCAGTGTAAAGGGCCGGGTCACTTTCCTGTAATGCTACTCGATCCTTGTAAGACATTTTGTTAAATTGTTCCTTCGTAATACCAGGATTAGGATTAGCGTTAGATTCACCAGGTACGACACCGACTGGTTTAGATTCGGCGAATAAGTAAGGATCCGATTCCTTTAAAGCTTCGATTTGTTCGGTAAGGCCTGTGATAGTGCCGTCCTCTTTCAATTCGATAGCTTGTTTGTTTAAGAGGGATGTTAAGATTTTCGGATTCTTGACGCCACATTGAAGAATTGCGGTATTGATACCGTTATCGACTTGCATATCTTTAATTTGTTGTGCATATTGAGTATCACGTTCAGCGGCTTTATCTTGTAATTCTTTAATCTGTGCTTTAAGTGTTTCATTAGCTGTTTCAGATTCGGTTAGTTTATTGATTTCGCTTCGCGTTGTTTCGATCTCGGATTTTAATTGCTTATATTTTTCGTTTTTCTCGTTAAATTGAGACTTTGTTACATAGTTTTTGCCATAATCCTCGATAATTGCTGTTGCTTGTTCTTCTGTTAGATTTAGTGCAAGTAATTCTTCTTTAGTCATTGTTGTTATTCTCCTATAATGAATTCGTTTTATTTACGAGAGTCACATCTCTCACTTTATTTAAAGGATTTAATACGCTATTCTTTATCGTCTGTAGCGTATTTAAAAAGACAAGGGTTAAATAAATGAATGATATGTGTCTAGCGGCGCTACTTTAGGTAGGTAGCTTGCCATTCCTCGTAAGATATATCGGGTACATATTCCGTCTTAGTATCTGGTCGTGATGCCCGTTGAGTAAGCGGTACATACGGTATCATCGTCGAACGACAATAAGGATGGAACGGTGGAGCCGTAATACCAGGCTTAAAGTCGGTACGATCGACGATATGTTTATCTAAATGACGGCATACTGACGATGTATGCTTATCGAGGGTTGCTAGTATCTGATATTGTTTAACGTTTAATTCTTTAAACGTATTATTAAGTGCTAATTCTTGTACGTAAGCTACTTCTGTTTCGACTAAACGTCGTGCATTCGACATTTGTACGTTACAAGCTTGGGATATACGTTCCGTAATGCGTTCTGTCGGTTCTTGAGCTATAAAGGAACGTGTTATCTCTTGCTGTAGCTTCGTGATTAGCTTATCTCGTTGATCCCATATACGTTGTGAAAAATCTTGGTTATTCCACGGCGTATTAATAGCTTCTTGAATAGCTTTCTTCGGGATCTGTCTGAATGTCTGATATTGCCCTTGTAATGATTGTGTAAGATATGCGGCTTCGTAGTAGGTCGAGTTATAAACTTTATTTAATGCATCGTTAATATTGGTATGCTGTTCTTGTGCTAAGATTTCGACGAACTGTGAAGTATGAATCCATAATTCTTCTAGGCGAGTAAGACGTGCCCGTAAGGAAGCATTATCGAGAAGCTTTATTTGTTTCGGGGATAGGTTCTTTTGTTGTGCAAGCTTAATATATTGATTAAGCGTTATCTTAAATTCTTTTAATTCTCTTGCCGACAACTGTCTCTTAGCATCGGCAAGTGAGAGATTATTAGAATTTGCGTATCTTTGAATGAAACCAGCTATCTGGTTTTCGTACTTATTTAAAGAATACGCATAGATCGAAGTTAGATCTTCGTAAGAGGACTGTGCTGTCTGTAAGCCATCTTCTTTTAAATTAAGAAAGCGTTGTTCCCAGTACGTCATTGTTTAGTACCTCGTTACGTTCCTTCTTAATGCGTTCAAGCTCTTCTTTAGTATCGAGAGTCCACGGATGGTTAGCGACTATCGTTTCTTCAGAGATAATACCAGTAGAGTTTCGACAGGCATCGATTAATTCAGATTGGTTTAATGGTAAGTCTCGGTTAAATATAAATACTGTATCGTTAGATATAGGTTTGTTAGATAATGAAAGGTATGCATTAATGAATGTTAATAGGCGCTCGAGTGATGCCTGGAATTCTGTTTCCATTTCGTTAGCATCGAGATCGATATCGGAATACATTGAATTAATGTTCATCTGATTAGGATTATTAGCCATACGATCATCTTTTGCATCGAAGCCTCGACCATTCGTGATAATAGCTCGTTCAAGAAGCTTAATGATCGTTTCGTAATTAGAAGCATTAACTTCGATATTAAGCGTTTCGACTCCAGATTCGAATTCTGGCGAAGACGTAATCTTAATCGCTCCATATCGTGCTAATTGTTCTCGGAAATTGGCTAGGTTTTCACCGTCATAACCTTTGATAACGAGGATCGTATTATGAACGTCTTGAGACATAACGTTAGCAAAATTGGATAACATCTGGTTAAGTGCATCTTGTAACGGTTTAATCTTAGAGAGTAACGGTACTTCTTCTGAATTAGATCGGAACCAGATTAAGGGAACCGATTGCCAGTTATAAGAAAGACCGCTTCTTTGAATGTAAGGTCTAGATTGCTTAGTCGTGTCTGGCTGAAGCGTTCCATTGATGTAATCGTAGTAAGTAACACCTTCTGGCTTATAGTATTCGACCTTATAGAAGGAAGTCTTAGTCTTAGGTGTCATATATACTTCAAACTCATAGAAGTAAATAAAAGCATCGAGTGAATCGTGTTCTTCGTCGTGCCATAACGGGATAACGAATTCGGGCTTCATACGTTTTAGTTTGAAGTTGCCTTGATTATCGATGTATGGATGTAGGTAAGCTATTGTTCCGATATAAGCATCTTTACCTAGATTCTTTAAAGTACGCTGGAAGTTCTTGTTAAAGAAGTCGGTTAAGTCGATCGAGGATTTAACGTCGATAGGCTTTGATAATAGATAATTAGTCTTTTGATCGACTAAATCATCGAATAAGTTATTAATAATCTTGTTATTAGGAATCGTACCTTTCGCATCGGTCGGATTGCCGTTAGAGTCCATTACTACATGTTCTGGTAGTTTGTGTTTACCTTGATAGTAGTTACGTGCTTGGAGTATCTCTTGTCGTTTCTTAGAGTAGAGAAACGCTTCGAGTTCTGCTTGCACGAATTGAGACTCGGACATACCGGCATGCTTACGTATGATATCGTTCCATTCTTCGTTTAGCATTTAGGTCCTTTCTTATACAAATTCGAATGTCGGTGTTTGTGTATTAATCTTTTCGGCGACGCCAGTTAAAGCATCGGGAGCATCGTCGTGTAGGTTTTTACCTTCGCGCTGATAAGATGTTATAGCTTTATAGAATTCTGGGAATTTATTGTGCCAGTTGTATGGGAAGTATATATGTTCCATAACCCATGTAGCATTAGATAATATTCGTGATTGTTTATTCTTAGATTGATGGAAAGCTTTTATTGTAGTGTAGTTAGTGTTATAGGTATTAGTTAGATAATGAATGATTTGTCGGCTAAAGCCTCGGCCGCCATTGTTTGATTCGATGTGAGCAATATTCGCTTTAAATTCGTAAAGATGTTTCGCTACGAGCGGTTCTGTTATCTCCATCGGATCATTCGTGTAAATAACGTCGAGGATGTAGGCTTCTTTCTGATATATGCCGTAAATAATAGAACATAAATAATCACTACCCGTATCTGCTGTATCGGTATAGGCTTCAATACGTTCGAATTGAGGTGG